CTATTTTCTATCCTTATAAATGTAAGTTATCCCTGTTGGTAACTCCGCTTTTGTAACTGTAATTGGTGTAGGATGTTCTTTTCCTACCGCAATTAATTTATCTAAATATGCAACTCCTTCAAGTGAGACTGTTGCCTGTTCGTTGTCGTTATAATATTTAAACTCAACGTCATGCAACAATACAGCTTCCGCCTGTGTCCCTGTCCCTGTTGGAGTTACAAATGCTCCTGTTTCTCTTAAATCTTCTCCATTTTTTGCTTTAACCAGCGTTCCGGCTAACAAATACTCTTTATTGGTATTTTTGTCTTTGTAAATGTAATTAGCAAAATCTGATTTTAATATTTTCACTTGCACATTCAGTTTTTCTTTGTGCATTACTGTTCTTTTTAACATCTCAACCTCCTAAAATTTTGTAAGATCTGTTTCGTTGTTTTTGTTTTTCTCAATCATTCTGTCAACAAAATCTTTTTCATCTTTCTTTTTATCCTTTGGATTGAATCCTCCGTTTGTTATAGAGTTCTTTTTCAAGAAATTTGTTGTAAACTCTTTTTCTTTAGCCGCTACATTCTTAACTGCCAACTCAAGACTTTCAATTGTCATTTCTGGTGTAATTTGTACTAAATCAGCAAATTGTGGACTAATCTTTAACTCTGTTATCAACTCATTTTTTCTAGTTCTTAAAGTTGTTAAATTTAATTGTTTCTTAGTTTCAGCAAGTTCTTTTTCAATTTTTTCTTTTTCTAAATTTGCCAATTCTTCAGCAGTTTTACCATGCTTTTGAAATTCTTCAAGCTGTTTATTGCTATGCCCAAGCTGTGATTTTAAAGAATTAATTTCCTTATCTTTTTCAGCCTGTGCCTTTTTAAAATTCTCAATTTCAGTTTTTAAGTCATCAAGAGTTGGCTCATTGCCACCTGTACCAGCTCCTTCTCCGTTTCCTTTACCTTCTCCAGGCTCATCATAATACAATTCCATTTGTTTAAATTTTCTCATTTTCATTTCTCCTTGTTTTTTAGATTATTTGCTGTAACTCATAAATGATTTACAGTATTGATACTCTATAAATTTTGAGATTTGACATCAAACGACTCATAAATGATCCGCAATCTTTCAACTCTCAAAAATTTTGATTTATATCTTCAATTTCTTCTTTTGTTTCAGGAAAATAAACGGTAGCCCAACATCTGCATCCTGCTTCTTCCCCTGGAACTATTTCGGCATTATCCCAATTATAGACAACTCCGTCTCTTGCTTCATGTGTTGGTCTGACACGTTCATCTCCCATTGTATTCCACTCAAAATATTCGCTTTCGTTTGCAACTATTTCTTTCAAAAAATCCTTATAATAATTGCCCAGCATGTTTCTAGCTCTGAATTTAGCGTTATTTCTCAATTTATCTTTTAAATTATCTTTTTCTTTATTTTCTTCAACATAATTATTCAAATTGTTTTGCCAGTTTTTTATTTCTTTTATCTGCTTTACTGCTATTTCTGTATGCTTTTTAACATCTATATTTTTTAATTTTTTGAATTTTTTCTCACAAGAAACGCTGTAATTAACAAATATTTTCACTAAATTTGAATAATCAGTATCTGTTTTTTTACCACTAAATATCAAAAATGCTGTTCTTCTGAAAAAATTAAACAACTTTTTCTCCGCTTTGTGATCCCATTTAAAATCTATCTTAATCATACAAACCACTCAAATCTTGCAAAGTGTCATCTGCCACTTTCTCTATTAATTTTTTAAGCTTATATTCTTCATCAATATCTTTCGCCTTGCTTATTACGTCAAGAGCTAATGATAAAGTTGTTAATTTAGAAACCTTTTCATTTTCCATAAATGTATCAAAATATTTATAGTTATTTTCAGTTAATTCATCTGAACTTCCTGCCAATTCCAATGCGATTTTGTCTAACTCTAGCAAACTTTTTATAAAATCTTCTCTAAAACTCGCCACTTTTGTTTTAAGTCCGTTATTCTTTAATAAATAAGTCTCTTCACTTACATTTTGAGTTGCTGTATCTACCAAAAGGTATTCAGGAAATAAATTTGACAGTCTTTTTTCCAGTCTAGATATGTCATTTTGCATTTCACTGATTAACGGATTTGTCAATTCAATATATTTGAAACTAGCTTCCATTTCTTTTGAATTTTGGGTATTGATAATTCTTTTCTTTTTATATCTCGCCTCTTCCAAAAGCTGTGCATTTTTCTTAATCTTTTCATTACTAGAATTAACATCCGCAAATTGTTTTACTCCGTTTGCATGTAGCCAAGGATCTCCGTGTATTCCAAATATTCTCCCAATATAACATTCAGTTTCGTTAATTTTATCTATAATATTTAATGCTTCAATTATATTGCTGTCGTTTTTAAATTTTGAAACAGGAATTTTATTCAAAATAAAAGGTGTTTCAACTGTATCATTATCTATTTTTTCAGTTCTTTTGACAATTCCAGTATCAAGTTTTGTATATTCTCTTGAATACTCTCTACTTTGTTCTTCTCCGTTTTCATCAAAATAAACTTGTTCCCCTTCAACTTTAAATTTCTTAATTTCTCCAAAAACTTCCGTATATTCAACATCGTCTATATTATGCAAAATATACCTAATCTGCTCATCAGGAGTTAATATAACCTCGATAAATACTTCCTCATTCAAATACATTTCTTTAGCAATCTTTTTGCTAAAAGTAGTCATTTGGTTAATTTCCCAAATTTCTTTTAATTTCTCATTTTCTATTCCTAAATCTTTTAAAGCTGTATTTGATAGAGCCTTTACAATATCTCGAATCGGATTAAATATTTCCACAGTTCCGTCAAACAGTCCTGGCATATTCTTACTTAAATTTGATTTACTGTATTGTTCCCTATCGTAATAAGTTTTAACCCTTGTTCTTTCTTCTCTAGTCATTAGCCCTCCTTCCTAATACAAATAAGCAATTCCACCTTCATCTTTTTTCAAGCTATACAAAACATATCTTATTGCGTCCATTACATCATCATTTTCCTTAACTGGCTCATCATTCTTCCCCCAGACATAAGAATAAATCTCATCTTCAAATTTCCCTTTAAACGCTTTTTCTGTAATTTTTAAAGCATTTTTTTTATACATTGCACCAACCAAATCAATTCCTTCTTTTACATCTTTTTTTGCGTTTTCAGCATTTATTCCAATATCTAGTAACCCTTGCACGTATTCGGTTCTAGCACTATCACAAAACACCCTTGAAACTTGATACTCCTTATATTTCTGTAAAATAAGTATTTTCCAGTAATCAAAATACTTATGCTGTTTCGCTATAACTTCGACAATATAATAGTTATCTTCAAAATCTACTCCAATAACTACCAACGTTCCATAATGTTCAAATCCCCAGTCAACTCCGATGTAATACTCTTTTATTTCAACATCTTCTATATTCTTAATTACATTTTCTTTTTCTGAAAAATCTGCAAACACAACACCTTCTTGAGCTACCCACAATCCTAAAACGTCTCTGTCGTAAGTTGCTCCACGCGGAGTTGTCTTTTTAATAGAATCCACATATTCCTTATTAAGAAAAACATTATCGTCTAGTTTGAAATTGCTAACTAGAATATTTAATCTGCCGTTTTCTAGCCTATCTCCAGCATTGTCAATATAATCTTTTTTTACAAAATGAGCTGGATTATCAGGATTGGTATCAATAAATATCTTCGCACCTTCTCCCGAAGTTCTTGAAAATGCTTCAGTTATAAAAGTTTGATGTAACGCTGTTGCTTCGTTTATATAAGTTCCGTGAGAAGTCATCCCTCTCATTTTTTTCCAGCTGTCTGCCTTTTCTCCACCGAATAAATAAACGTTGTTTCCAAATAGTTTAAAACTTCCATCTTTTTTTGGCTTAAATTGCTTTCCTAACATTGTTTCCCAGTCATTTAAAACGTTCCGCCAAATACTTCCGCTTGTTGCTCCGATTATGATGAAGTTAAGATTTTGATTAGCGAATGCTGCAATATGTGATAACATCAGAAAATTATTTAAAAATGTTTTTCCACTTCTTTTTGCTCCTGTCAAAATTGTTATTCTCGGCTGTTCTTTATTAAATATTTTCAACACTTCGTACTGTTTAGGAGTTAAATCATTCATCTTTTCCAACCTTTTCTGTTATATTTTTTAACAGCTCAATCATTTCATTTTCTTTTTCCGAATCCTTGTCATCGTTGTTTTTGATTTTAGCCTTTTCAATTTCTAATTTCTCTCTTGATATTTCCTCTTCAGCAAGCTGTCTATCAATTTCCAACACCTCATAGGCAGTCAGCATTTTTCCAGTTCGCATTAAATCATTTCCCATTTTTTTAATAGTTATGTACGCTTTGTCAATGATTTGAAGCCTTTTGGCATCCAATCTTTCGTCTTTTGAGATTTCCTTAGCCATTCTTATAACTAAATTACGTTTCGATATTTCGATATTTTTCAGCATATCACTCATATCCGCATAAACTTTTTCGATTATCTCATCCATTTGCTTTTCAGTTTTTTCGAGTCGAAGCTTGCGAATGCTTTTTTCTTTTCTGTAATAAGTTGTGTTCGATATGCCGTGTTTTTTCATAACTTCTTCTTTTGTCATATCGTTCAAAATATCTTTTTTCACTTCAATATCACGTTCATTTATCCGTTCGCTGTTCGTTCGTTTTTTATTGCGAACGTTCGTTTTATTCTTTCTCAAATGTTCGCTTTTCCAACGCCTCACAGTTCCCTCTGGAACGCCATATTTATCAGCCAGTTTCTTTAAAGTTCCTTTTGCAGCATTTTCTCCTTCAAGTTCTTCCCATTCGTTCAGTAATAATTTTTTAGTCATATTTATTCCCTTAATTGTGGAAAATTATCATATATTAACTCAACGATTTCTTTTTTGCTTACATTCGGAGTTGACACTGCAACTTTAGATCTGCTCTTTAAATATTTTTCCAAGGCTGGTTTTAAATTAACTTTTTTCTTTAAGATTATTTTTATTTCTTTTGCACGAACTCTTTTATCTGTACTTTTCAACAATCTTATTGTTCCAAACGCTATGAATCTGAAATCAGACTTTATATTTAACCAATCCAATTCCTGTTGTTTTGTAGTGTTCTTGGTTTTAGAAAATGTTAAAATTTCAACATCTTTGATATTCTTTTCTTTTAATTTACCTCTTCTTTTTCGATAAATATTGAAACAGCACCTTAACTTAACTCCGCTGTATTTGACCGCTGGCAACATATATGATTTATACAGTTCTATATTTTCAAACTTATCTTTCTTATACATATCGCCCGGAAGTATAAATGCCACGTAGTCGGAATGCTCCATACTTTTCTTTATAAACTCCGTATGTAAGTTTCCGCTACTTCCGAACGGAGGATTTCCAATTACAAGGCTTTTTTTCATATATAGAATATTCTGTTTTAAATAATCGCCTTTTATAATATTCTCGCTTTGCGGTTCTATATCGTATCCAATTGCATTTTCAGGAAGTCTTTTGAGAAATGCTCCAGCACCAGCACTTGGCTCTATAATTCTTGGAAATTTATTAATTGGTATTACATCTTTTTCCAAAACTTCAATTACTTTTCTAACAACTGAATCAGGAGTGTAATATTTGTCATTATGTATCTTCGCCATTTATTACCTCCTTAAATTCGCTTTTTTCAGCGATATGATTACAACAGGGACAAATTAATTTAGTACGTTTGACTTCTGTGTTATCTGTATCTTCTTCTTCAATTTCTAGCTCTTCCATTTCCTCTTGCAAAATCTCATCAAGCTCAGACCGTTCAAAACCAAGTACACTTAAATCAAAATCATTTATTTCCAGCTTATTCAACTCGTATTGCAATTTTTCAATATCGAACTCTGTATTCATAGTTAATTTATTGTGAGCAATAGCATAAGCTGTTTTTTGCTCCTCTGTTAAATGATTTAATCTGATTACTTCAACTTCTGTATATCCAAGTTCTTTTAATGCCAAATATCTTCCGTGCCCTTCGATTATTATGCCTTTTTCATCAATCGCAATCGGATCATTAAATCCAAATTCTTGAATACTGTTTTTAATTTGTTCTATTTGCCATTCAGGATGTTCTTTTGCGTTTCCTGAATACTCTATTATTTTGCTGATATTTATTTTCTCGATCTTCATTTTGCCCCCTTTCTTTGATTTTTAGACAAAAAAAGAGCCACTAAACAAATAGACTATTTCTAATCTATCTATTCAGTGGCTCACCAAATCTTTGGGTTACTTTGCCCTGTTATTTATTAATTTTCTTGTGGTATAAAATTTTTTAAATATTTTACCTTTTTTTATTAAAATTTTGATGTCAATATCTATATTTGCTCGTTTAGCTTCTGCTAAATCCTCTAACAAATACAAAATTTCTTTATCTTTTAAAAGTTCATTAACATCTTCTTGTGTAAGTTCATTTTTTGTATTCACATTACCTCCTAATTATACCTTATTTTTCCAACATTTGCAACCCTTTCACACTCTAATTGCAAAAAACTTTATAATCCAAATCAATCCATAAATCACGGATAGATTTACAATCATAGCAACCAAAAATGCCATTATATCACTCGTGTTAAATTTGAATGTTTTTATCTTGCTTTTGAATTTCATAACTATTCTGTAAACAAAATTAACTAGCATTAAAGTAGTTGTTGCTGTAATTAAGCCATTTATGATTCTCATTATTATTTCCAGCATTTTAATCCTCCTCTGTTATCACAATCGCATTATCAATTGTAACTCTGCGATTATTTTCACTTATTAAGTTTAATGATATTCTACCGCTCTCATCTGAATCTCTTACTCTTATCATTCCTTTATATTCTTTTAAGAGTTTCCCATCAAGAGTATAAACTCGCACCGTTCTTTTTAAACCTTTTGTATCGCTTTCGTAGTCCTTTTTAGAATCTTCCCATCTTGCACAGCTTCCTAATAATCCTAAAATTGTGATTCCTAATAATATTTTTTTCATTTTAAATCCTCTCCGTAATTATTTATTTTGTCATATTGTTCCCTCATTTTTTTGAGTTCTGATTCACACTCAGATATTTTGTCCTCAAGTTCTTTGAGTTCGCCTTTATTTTTGCTTTTCAGATATTCTTTTAATTCCTTAAACTTATTATCAAATTGGGACTCTATTTCTTCGGTACTCAAATCTCTCGATTGATAGTTTCCCTTCATTTCAGTTAATGCTATATTCAATTTAATTTTCTTTTCAAAATTAAGTTCAAAAGAAATACAAAAATAATCTATATAATTCATGCTTTCTTTTACTTCAAAGTTTTTGACTGTTTCATCTTTCAATATTTCAGTTAATTCTTTTATCTTTATTCCGTATAATTCAATAAGTTTCATTTTATCCCCTCACTTCTTTTTATACTTGTCTTTGTTCAATATTTTTTCAAAACTTGCTTTATTTTCATCTTCCTTATTCCATAAACTCCAATTCAATTTTCTCCAGTTTTTTAAATTAAATTGCATTCTATCCTTGTTTTTCATACTTTCCTCCTAATTTTCTTTTGCAACTCCGAAACTTTGGTCTATATTTTCGTCTCTCCATTCTTCAAATAACTCACGCTGTTTATTTTCATCTTTTATTATTTCTTCTGCCTCTTTTTCTGTATAACCGTAATCATCGACTAAATCAACTTCGTCGCTTTCTTTACCGAATCCGCTGCCTACGCTGAACCATAATTTATATTTGCTCATTTTATCCTCCTAATCTTTTTTCTAATAATCTGTGACTGAACTTTATTTTTCTTCGTAGATTTCCAAAGTTCCTTGAATTTCATCATCTTCAATTACAAACGTTCTACTATTTGTAGTTTTATAATAAAATAACGTAAATCCGTTGCCATCTTCTTTTTTTTCGTCTAATTCAAGCAGTTGACACATTTCAATCAGAAGCCCTTTTTCTAGCAAATTATTATCCCAGATTTCTAAAAAAATTCGTTCATAATCCTGTTTTTCTTTTTGCGTCATTTTCTATTCCTCCTTAAATCCTTTAAAATGATTTTTATAAATTTTCTTCAATTCTTTTACAAGTTCCACATTTAACCACACCCCTTCAATATAATATTTATTCTTAAACGTTTCCTTGCCTGTTGAGTGGAATTCCTGATGATGCTTGGCACATAAGCTCATAAATGGTGTTTTTAATCCGTCACAGTTTTCATATCCACCTATACTTGCCACCGAGTTCCAATGATGTAACTCAATTGTGTTGTACTCATTGTGCTCTTTTCCACAGATACAGCAAACTCTTTTTCTTAAACAGGCGATTACGTATCTTTGCGTTATATTGTCAATTTCCAATATATGTTTATATCTTTTATCGTGCCTGCCTAGAATATATAAATTTATTCCGAGTTCTAACGCCTGTTCTATGATAAACGAAATAAATTCATTTGCCGTTTCCATATCGCATTTTGCCGTTGAAAAGTCTAATCTGTCTGTGGATATTGCAAACTGTTCTTTCATCAGCTCCTTAATCTCTATCAAGGTGTATCCTATCTCGTCTCCAAACTGCTTCAACAAAACATGTATCAAGCCATTTTGTGCCTGTGATAACTTTTTTACAGGAATAACTTTTATTGGAAAATGATTTAAATATTCTTCTAATTTTTCTTTTATTCCTGGATAAACTTTTTCCACAGGCAAGGTTATTATTATTTCTTGATTCGAGATTTCAGCATTTGCCATTTCTTTTTAGCCTTCCTTTTCTTGATAAATTTAATATTCTTAAACAAATTGGCATTAAGTTTTGCAAATTCAAAGTCACGGCTATCCATTTCTGTGTTACGCAATATCTTTTCTTTTATTCTTTTGACTGTTTTCTCTTTTTCATCCATCTTAATTCCTCAATTCTGCTCTCTCTATCCAACTTCTTGAATACAATAAAGCATCTTCAAAATCTTTTCTTTTAATATCACGATAACTTGCAACTCCAAATCTATCTTTCAAATCCCTGTAAATTGCTGAAAACAACATTTTTCTATCTGCGTTTATTGATTCTAGTCTTTGATAAACTCTTGTCGCTATTGTTTTCTGCAATTTTCTTTGTTCCGTATGGTCTATTCTTATTTCGTTGTCAACTTTGTTTTCCACTATGTCAATTCTATGCTTAACACTTTTCATTTCATTTGCCTGCAATATGATCATATCTTCTATTGTCATTGGTTTTTGAAGCTGTTCAATTTTTTCAATAAGTTTAAATCTTGTTTCAGCATTATATCTTGCTCCAAGCTGCAATACTCCCTTATAGTTCAAAAGAAACATTGGTCTGCTTTGGTTGTTTGCATCTTTGTAATAGCCCTCCTGAAATATTAGGACGGCTCTTTCTGCTCCTAATTTACTGATTTCATCTCTAATATCAGATAAAACATTATCATGTCTTTTTCCTGTTATCTCCGCCACTTCCAAACTTGTCAATGTATTTCTACTTTCTACATTCATTAATTCATTCATTCTTTTTCCTCCTATTTTTTATTCAATAAATTGCTTTAAATTCGGTCTAAAATAATTTTCCCCTTTCAAAATTTTTCCGTCTTCCCTGAAAATTGCTTTTCCATTTTCAAGTTTTGACATATTGCTTTGATGCACTTCCTCGAATGCTTTGGGTAAAATTTTGTCAAATCCGTTTTCTGTTTCTAATTTGAAAAGAAAATCCGTTTTTTCATCTGATAGAAAAAATATCCTTGAAGCAACATCTCCAATATTGCCTTTATGCAGTTCTAATAATGTTCCAATGTAGATGTAATACATGTCACATACTGCATCCAGCATTTCTACTCTGTTATTATTTTTTTCTGCCACTTCATATTCTCTTAATTCTTCATCAAATAACTTTTTTCTTAATTTTATTCTTTCATCAGTTATTTCTTTTTCCAAAAATTCTTGTTGCCCAAATGCAATATAAAATTCTTTTACTAATCCGACCAATTTTTCCCACTGTTCCATTTTTTATTCCCTCCTATAAAATTTCTATTCTTAACCCTGCATTTTCCTTATCGACTTCATACCCTAGAAAAACAGGAATAATATTTTCCATATTATCATTCTCTATCCATTCGTTTTCTTGCATTAAATCTAACGGAAGCTGTACAACATTCACATAGTCAAATGCTCTCTTGCTGTTTCTTATGAAATAAAATCCAATTTTGTAAGGCTTTTCTTTGCCTTTTAACATTTCCCTGAATTTTATTCCTCCTTGCCACCATTCATCGGCTGTGTTTTTCTTGTATTTCATCACAGTTTCCGAATTTATCAGCCTTTTCCCTGTCCAGCGTTTGCTGTTTTTGGAACTTGGCACATTTCCAGATATAAAAATTTTCATTCTTGATTTTTTCTCCCTTCTTCCAGCTTAAATTTATAAAGTTCGTCAAACGAATATTCTAAAGCCTTCTGCAATTTATTTTCAGGAATTTCCCAGTTAAATTGCTCTATGCTTTTGACTTTTCCACGATGACTTTTTATGAATTTAAGCCATTCGTTTTTGTCTGTTGTTTTTAATTCGTTTTTATCTATTCTTAGGCAGATAAGTTTTATTTTCATTTTGTCTGTTCCATTCCTCGTTTTGCAAAGAAGTTGTTATTTCGTTCCAACTCCTTCAGAAGTTCGTTGTCTTCTTGTTGCAACTCTTTTAATTTCTTTTCAATAACCTTTCTTCTTTTCAAGATTTGTTTGTTCCTTTTTACTAGATCATTTATTCTTACTGTTTTCATCTATCCTCCTAAAATATTCTAATCTGTTCCGCTATAATTCCTTGCTTTTTTCTATGTTTTTTCAGAAATAACTGCCTGAATATTGCTTCCAGTACAGTTACAACTATTGAATTCCCTGCTTGCTTATAAAGTTGTGCATCTGATATACCCACTGACTTTGCAGCATAATAATCATTATCACTGAATCCCATTAATCGCCAACATTCAAGTGGAGTTAATTTTCTTATTCTGTAATCATTGTTCTGTAAAATTTTAATTCCTTCTCCCTTGTTCGTTGTAAGAGTTGGGCTTAAATCAGTATTATACACGTTTCCGTTCATACCTTTTCCACTTGGATTTATATTTACAACAAAATTATTTTCCTGCCACGAACTCTTAGTTAAAGCTGGAACTATATTTTCTTTTATTCCGCCTTTGTTAAATCCATGTGCTTTTTGAAAGATTTTAGGCTCAAGCCCACCACCTTGCATCGTATTGAGACAAGGGCTTATGCCATCAGGGCTGTATACTCTTCCTGTTTGTGGATTTCCACCAAAACTTTCTGTATTCTTTAAATTCCCTAGTTGTATTATGCAATTGTCTGTCGCTCTTGCTCCCGCTCTCGTTGTTATGGCGAACGCAGTATTGCAATTTTCAAGTTTTTTAGGATTAAATTTTTCACCCCTTGTAAATCCGTTTCTATTTTTCATATCAGAAAAGCATTTCATAAGTTTCTCAGATAAATAATACTTGTCATCTACCTTTTCCTCTAGCAAGTCTTTCATTTTAGATTTCAGTTCAACTGGCTTTGGAAATTTGTAGTGCATATTCTCAAGACTGCTTACCACGAATACTCTTTCCCTATTCTGTGGTATCCCATAATCTTTAGCGTTTAACACTTCCCAGTTTGAATAATATCCCAAACTATTTAGAAAGCTTAGCCAACGCTCAAAATCTTTTATGAATTTCTTTCCAACGAGATTTTTGACATTCTCTAACAGCAAGTACTTTGGCAATGTTCCATTCTCCTTTGCTTTCAAAAGCAATCTTTCAACTTCCAGCAAAAGCCCACTTCTTGTATCCTTGCTTATTCCTTTTCGATGTCCAGCAATGCTTAAATCTTGACAGGGAAATGAATATGTAAGCAGGTCGCAATAAGGCAACTTCTCAATCTTGGAAACGTCTCCGAAGTTGTGGACTTCTCCGTGTATGGCTTCATAGCTTTTAATTGCGAACTTATCTATCTCAGAAATTCCTATAACTTCATAATCAACTCCAATATTTCGTAAAGCCATCGCCTGACTTCCGACTCCTGCAAAAAGTTCTATGACTTTGATTTTTTGCATTTATCCAAATATCTCCTTAAAAATTTCTTTTTTAACCTCTTTTCTTCTGCTCTCCCAATTAAAAGCCAGCCCTTTGCAATTCTCTCTAAATCTGTCAAGAACATCATCGCTTCCGTTTATACTTAGATACTCTGACATTTGGCTAGGATCCATTGTTGTGGAAATTATTAAGCATTTTTCCTGTTCGTAAAGCATATTAAATATCTCAAATAGTTTTTCTTTGCCCCATTCTTCGCTCAAATATTCCTTGCCTAAGTCATCAAGAATTATCAAATCCGCTTTCAGCAAATCGCCTAACACCCGGTCTTCATCCGTGTCCTTGTTTTTCCAAGTTTTCTTAATTCTTTTGTAAATGCCCATTAAACTTGTTCGGTAAACTTTGTAATTTTTCGACAGTTCGTTAAATATGCACAAACTGTAAAATGTTTTTCCTGTACCCCTAACACCATAAAAATATAATCCTATACCGTTATCTAAAGCCTTGTTGAAATTTTTACAGTATCTTTCAATAAGATTTTTGATTTTCATTTCTTCTTGATTTTTCACAACTGCTTTTTCAAAAGTGCAGTCTTCAATTTTTTTAGGTAAATTCGAAATGTTTCTAAAATAATTTATTTCCTTGTTTTTATTGATTTCTCGAATATTAACGGTTTCAACACCTGTAAACGTATTAGAATTCGAGGTCATAATTTGGTTTCCTGTTCTTTGCTTTACCATTTCTGCTATTGCTTGCATTGTTATTTCCTCCTGTTTTTTGTTTTAAGTAACTCTCAAACTTATTTCCAAAAAGAGTTTCGGGACGTAAATACTTTTCCATATCTGTGCCTAGCCACTCTTTGCACTTTTTGTCTATAACGATTTTAAAGTCTTCCAGCTCATATTTTTCTCTTAGCCTTGCTTTTATGAGCGTTTGTGTTTTAGGTGATGTTGAACTATATTTTTCTTTTCCTTTACGTTCTGTTTTTTCGTTCAAGTAATCTATCACCGAACTATATATATTATTTAATATATTAGTATTATTATAATTATATATATTATTATTATTTGTCGGATTTTTTTCCGAGTTTTTTTGCTCTTTTTCGGATTTTTTTCCGAGATTATTCGGATTTTTTTCCGAATTTTGTTCAGAACTCGGATTTTTCTCCGAATTATTATCTTTAAATTCATTCCAAGTTTTACCTTTTGCAGTAATTCTTATTAAATCTTTTTTGCCTTGCTTTATATATTCAATAAGCCCCTTTTCCTGCAATACTTTTAAATTTCTGTATACAGTATCAGACTTTTCGAAAAACATTGGCAATTCTTCGAGTATCAAATTTCTTGATACAAAATAATAAGCTTTATTTTCAATTATTTCTTCTTTTGCCCAGGCTGGAGCTTCATATAACAAAGCAAATAATATTCCTTGCTGTGCATTTATTTTCCACTCCATACATTTGGCGTTGTTTAAATATGTTGAAAATCTCATAGTTTTACATCCCCTTAATTTTATTTTTTACTGCTCTTAAAAGTTCTATCTTTTCTTCTAATTGGTTTTCCATTTTTTCTATATTTTCTAAAGTCAATTTTTTATTTGAAACACCGTTTTTCTTTTCGTATTCATAAAGTTTCAAAAAAAAGTTTGGTCTATTAAAAAAAGATTCTATAGGAAAATTTGCTGTGTTATAATTGTATTTTTTTGAGTTGCAACTCCTACAAACTAATGATAAATTTTCTTTTTTGTTTGTTCCACCAACACTTTTTGCTTTTATATGTTCTATACACAAATCATCTTTTTTAAAATGCTTATTACAAATTTGACATTCGCATCCATATTTATTAATTAATTCATTTTTTGTTTTCTTATTATTCTTTGCCATAGTTTCTCCTTCTTATCATACCTTACATTCGCTGGCAATATACCAAAATAGTTAGGTTTTTCCATTTTATTTTCCTTTCCACATATTGCATTTATTGTGTCTTTGTGTTAAAATGAATATGTCTAAAAACATATAAATTTGTTGTTCAAACACTTCATTTGAAGTGTTTTTTTATTACTTTTCAATTTTCTTTTCTACTTTCAATCAAATTAGATAAATTCTTCATATCAAAATTTGGTACAAAATTTCCACTCATTGTGTTATATGCCCAGTTTATCTCTTCCTGCGTATATCCCATTTTTCTCAACTCAAGAAAAGAGCCAAATAACTGTGCAAAAAAATCTATCCCTTCTTCAAATTTTTTATTGTCCATTTGATACTCCCTTATTTCGTTTTTACCCCCTTTTGAGTTATAATAATATCGCTAAACTTAAACTGAAAGGAGGTATTATTATGCTTATTCCTAAAAATTTAATTGCTTCTATGGAAGCTGCTCAAAGATTAATGAATAATCCTAATATTCAAAGAATCCAATTAGCGATAGATAATCCTAGTGTTCAAAAATTGCAGCAAGCATTGGATAGTTATCCAAGATTAAATGAAATTAGAGCAAAAATTAATCACAATAATTTGAATATTCCAATAAATCAAATAGAATTTTTAAATACCTATGGACAAATTCAATCAGCAAATTTGCGATTACAAACTTTAAGAGCAAGCCTTGGAATCTACTCCGAAAATCTTGAATACTGGAACACTTACATAAATTCAGTTATTAATACCTACAACCACACTCAAGAAGAAAAATTTGAAGTGCTGGTTAATGAAATTCCTGTCACTATTATCAAATCTAAATTAGAAGAATACATCGAAGCCTTCAAAAGTCTAAAGCTTTCTATTCCTAAAGATTTGGTTATAAAGCTAGCAATTTCGTATTACATCTTTGCGTTGCTTTTATTTGTTTTTACAACTATTCCTGAATTAAAATCCGCAGGAGAAAGTTTTGCTGCATGGATTTTCAAAACAGGAGGATTAACCTTTCAAAAATATTTTGTAAAAATCGTCTCTCTTTCTAACGAAAATAATGCTTCAGATTTCTTGTCAGAAAATTTATTTGATGCAACAAAATTATTTTTATTTTATTTAGTAAAAAAAGGTTACGATAAAACTTTCAAAAAGAACTCCAAATAAAACATAAAATATTAGAAAAGGCAGTACTTCATATATTGCCTTTTTTATTTTGCTTTCATATTTAAAATATATTACAGCAACCGTTATATATCCGATGCCTATTAATATATTTTGAATATTTACTCCATTTTTTATTACTTTAAACGCTTGGTAAGCACATAATACGAATATAAAATTAGATTTGTCTATTTCATATTTCATCTTACGCCTCCTTCCTTTTTTCGTTTTATAATCCCCCGCTTTGTGCTATAATTTATTCGCCAAAACAAATTATCAAGAAAGGAGGTGCAAAATTATGTATCCAGATAAAAATATGCTAGAGCAATTAAAAAATTTATCTGTTTATGCAAAACAACTTAAAGAAATCTCATCATTTCTTCAACAAACTCCTAACTTTTATGATACTGTAAAACAATATCAAAATTTTGCAGATAATATTCAAAGAAATCCTCAACAACAAATACAAGCATTAGAACAATTCAGAAGTTTTTTTAGAACCTATGAAAAAGAAATAAAAGAAACTTTTTCAGAAAACCAAATCGCCAGATTTAAAGAAGAGTACGATGAAATATCTTCGAATCCAAATGAAGCTGGAAAAGAAGCTTTCGTTTCCTATAAAACTTTTGTTATATTTTTTATGTGCGTTGTTTTGACTATTTTGGATGTTGCTCCAATTCCTTATGCAAATTTAATAAAAAGCCTTACCGAGGCATTTATAGCCAAGTATACAGACGACGAAAATATAAAAAGTTATCTTGATAAATTTTCTAAAGCAATAATTGATTTTTTAGACGATAATTTTATCAACAAAAGAAAATAAGTTTTTGTTGTGTTTTAAATTAATTGTGCTTGCTAATAGTGATATGCTAAATATTAAAGCTGTCTCAAAATTTGTCAGCTTTAAAATCAGCAATGCCACTATTAGTTCTTTTAAATAAATGAATATTCCTATTGAAAATAGCAATCCTAATTTAAAAAATCTTTTCATCTCACACCTCCTTTCTTTTATTTTGGATTTTCTTGCACTAACGCAATGTGATTTACATAAAAAAATTAAAAGTCGCTTATTATTTTTTCAACTTTCTCAATTATTTCTGTATTATTATTTTTTATTGCTAATCTCAATCCCCAATCAGAATATCCGATTTTCTTTCGTATATCTTTCCAAAAAATTTTTTTCTCTATCATTTTCATTCTGATTTGTGTATATTTATCAATTTTCATTTTTCACCACCTCTGTTTTATGATACCATATTTCTTGCATTATTGCAAGAATATTTTTAAAAAAAGAAGCATTTCGCAGCTTCTTTAAAATTATTTTAAAATCCTGATACTCTAGCATTATTAGGGTCACAAGTTTTAGGTGTTTCGTTTCCTGCAAACATAGCTTTGAATTTCCATTTCCCGTTTGCTTCAATATCATTAACGTTTGCTAAAGCGTCTCCTAATTTAGCTCCGTCTTTATCATAGCACGGAATCATAATTTGAACATATCCTTTTTGCCCTCCGTTATTTTGAAGAACACCAGTTATGTACGTAGCAAATTGATTAGATTCCATTTTAACATTTGAAATTTCATACTCTTTTTTAGTTCCTTGCTGCGACTGTTGTTCTGTAGAATTATTTGTAGAGGACTGGGTTTCTTGGCTACTGCTGTTATTTTTCACTTCCACGTTATCTTTATTTCCGCTTGGTACACTTCCTACTGCCAAAACAATAAACAAAATACACCCTAAAATCAATCCTGCTTTCTTTTTCATAGTTTCTTTTCCTCCTCAAATTTTTTTATAAAGTACATTGCAATCAAATACAATGCAAACATATATATAACATCATATATATCAAAAGTTCCAACCACAAACCATAATTGTGATATTTCGGTTATAATGCTTCCAATAAAAATTGTTGACAAAAGTATTCTGTTTTTAAAATAAATGCTCAAAAACATTGTAAAAGAATATACCCACAAAGCATCAGGCAATGAAAATAATATGCTCTTCGGAACATGCGTTCTATATCCATAAAAATTATTTCTCAAAAAATCAATTATAAAATCTAACTTTAAATAACTGAACCAATCAAACATTAATAAAGTTTTTTCTCTAAATAATATGTATATCATCGAACCAATAAAAATCGGAAAAACTATATGTAAAACTAATTTTTTCAATTTATTCTCTACCTCTTATAAATTTTACTAAATTATATCATATTTCAAAGAAAAATAAAAGAAAAAGAATTATCTCAATTATGAAACAATCCTTTCGCATTCAAATAATATTATATTTGATTTTTCTCTTTATTTCTCAAACCTACTTTTCAACTCTGCCAATCTCATCAATGATTTTTCTTCTTCTTTTCCAACAAAATAATCCTCTAGTGGAACGTAATTAAATAAAAATTCTGCCAAAAATAAATTTGCTTCATTCTCTAATTGATTAGAATAGCCAAAAAAATTATCTTTCATAAAAGAAATATCTTTGGTTGGATGCTTTAATACAGCATGTCCTAATTCATGTAACAGCACTATAATCCTCATTAATTCAGAAAGTTTACTATTAATTATTATTAAACTGACCCCAGCATTCCTTACGTGAAAACCTTTAATTTCTCCTAAGTCCTGAAATATTACTTCAATACCTGCTCTTTCGCAAATTTTAAAAGGATTCTTTGTTCTGTATTTTTCTATTAAATTTTTTACTCTTAATACAAAATTCTTTTTCATATTCCTCCAATAGTGGCTATTTTTTGTTTTTCTTATCCCTTTTTATTTCTTTTGATCTAAAATATGCGTTATTTAGAGCAAGCATTAACTTGTCCTTGTCTTCTTCCGAGACGTTTTCATCATTAAAGAAAAAGACGGCATTATCTTCTAAAAATTTCTGTCTTTGAGCTTTCTCTCTTTTGTTTAGCCCTAAAATTCTAACATCATCTTCTTTTTCACTTAATAATCCAGCCAATTTATACATCTCAACTAGATTAAGTCCCAATATTTCGGAAATTCCTTTTAGGACTTCTGCTTTTATACTTTCTGTTATTCCATTCTCATAACGTGATAATGAAGATTCTGCATATTTTATTCCCTTTTGTTTCAATAATTCAGATATTTTATCTCTAGCTATATTTTTTTGTAGTCTTGTATCTCTTATTATCTTTCTTAATTTTTCTTTATCTTCCATATTTGTTACTCCTAATTTGCATTTTATAGTATATTATACCTTAAAAAATTGCATAGTTGCAACTTTTTTTAAAAAAATATCTTGCATTATCGCAAGTTATGTGGTATAATGATTTTGTAGATGAAAGGAAACCAATAAACATCTATATTTTTTTCAAAATTTACCTTGCATTATCGCAAGAAAAGTTATAAATAGGAGATGATAAAAATGAGCTACAGTGAAAACCTAAAATACGCAGAAGGAGCAAGAAAAAAAATAATAAGAGAATGGGCAGAAGAAAATTGCTTTGGTTACCCACAGCAAGGCATAGCAAAAATGGAATACTATGAAAGCGGTTTTAAAGAACTGAAAGAGAGAATTCCTGATGTAACAGAAGATGAAATAAAAGGTTTTGAATACGACGGAATATATGATGAATACGAATTAAGTCCATCAGAGTACGGAAACGAAGATTTGGTAGGAATCATACAAAAGGAGGATATGATTCACAACGTATCAAAAATAAAATGTGTAATTGTAGGAAGAAAAAGAAAATTTAATTTAGGAGAGATGTGAAATGAAATTTGAAGCATTAACATTAGTAAACAGCAACAACGAGAAAGTAAAAAAAGAGAAAGAAGCTAAAAAATTAGTAAACAGAATTAAGAGATTATTTAAAAAGTAACTGATGTTTTACCAAGCCCATAAGCGATTGTGGGTTTGGATAAGATATTAATTATCTTAAAAATTTCAGGAGGTAATATTATGACAATAACAGAACAACTGGAAAAGGAAATGATTGCACAAGAAATTAAGGAACTGGAGGAAGAAAATGCTGACAATGAAGAGTGCAATAAAATGGATAATTCTAATTGTAGCAACTGCTCTAATGCAGATTGAAGTAATTAGAATTAAAGGATATTGGATATTCGGCGGTAATACAGTGTTTCCATTTTTAATGGCATTACTGTTATGGTATGTCCCAAGTAGAATTAAGGAATTTAAGGGTGGGGAGAAATTTTTTAAAGGAGGATTATGGAATACAAAGAAATAAGTTACAAAAACAAAGAAGAGTGGCACAGCATAAGGCAAAAACATATCGGTGGCTCAGACTGTTCAATAATAATGGGGCATAATCCCTATAATGAAGATATCCAGGAATTATGGCGAATTAAAACAGGAAGAGAAAAACAAAAAGATATAAGCGATGTTCCAGCAGTAAAAAACGGAATATTGCAAGAGCCACATTTAAGAGGAATTTTTGAAGCACAGTATCCTGAATTTAAAGTAGATACACTTGAAAAAACGCTTGTATCCTTAAAATATCCTTTTATGTCTGCAAATTTAGATGGCGTGCTAGAAAATAAGACAAGTAAGGAAAAAGGGATACTGGAAATAAAAACAGCACGATGCATGAACTGGAAGCAGTTTGAGAGAGACTGGAAAGATGAAGTGCCATTGCATTATCATTTACAAGTGCAGCATTACTTGGCTGTGACTGGATGGAAATTTGCAGTTTTGTTTGCAAATATAAAGTTAGAATGGACTGATGAAAGTATTTTAAAGAAATTTTACATCGAACGTGATGAGGATGACATAAAAGAAATTATAAAAAAAGAAATATGGTTTAATTCATTTGTAATTAATGATATTGAACCACCTTCAAAAATAAAATTAGCGATATAGGAGGAAAAATGGGAACACAGGAATTACAGGTAATTGAATTTGAAGTAATAGAACTTGTGCCAGCCAAAGTTATAAGTAACATTGACGATTTGGAAAATTTTATGGAAATTGTTAGGCAAAAATACAAGGGCTGGATTGTTACTGAAGATGATATTGACATAGCAAAGTCAGAAAGAACTAAATTAAACAAACTTGAGAAAAAAATAAGTGATGAGAGAAAGAAAATACAAAAAAAAGCAAATGCTGATATTGAAATACTTATAGAAAATCTTAAAACTTATGAAAAAGAAGTAAAGGGAATATCAAACTTTATTGGCGAACAGCTTAAAGGGTATGATGAAAAAATAAGGGAAGAAAAGAAAGTTGAAGTACAAAAGAGAATAAACAATATCTTCACAAAAAATCCAGGATTAAAAATTTTCCTTGAATGGAACAACAAATGGCTGGATAAATCATTTACTTTCAAAAAAATTGAGAATGAAGTGCAAAAACAATATGAAGAACTGGAGAAAAAGCAGGACTTCATAAATTCACAAATTGAAAAGGCAAATTCAGAAATTGAATTTATGATAACTTTTGAATCAATGAAATTTTTAATGACCGAAGACTATAACGTTATTACAGAAAAAATCGAAAACAAGAAGAACGAAATCAAGCAGACGGAAGAAAATTTAAGACAGAAAGCCGAAGAAGAAAAACAAAGAGCATTAGAAGAAGCCGAAACGCAGAAGCAAAAAGAAATCGAAGAAATCAAAAAACAGCAAACTGTTGGAAATGTACAACAGGACACAAAAATGGCAAAAGAAAACACACAAAAAGAGAAACATTATGATACAACAATAAGGTTTGTAAATGCTCCGCTAAGTTTTTTGGTAATGTTAAAAAACGAAGCAGACAGATTAGGAATTGAAACTGAAAAAATATCAAGCAAACAAATTTAGGAGGATATAGAAAATGGGAAGACTAGGAAATGAAGAAAACAAAAAACAAAACAAATTAATGACGTTTACAGTAGGAAACGAGGAAGTAAAATTAAGTCCTGCAATTGTAAAAAATTATTTAGTTAACGGAAACGGAAATATTACGGATCAAGAAATCAATTATTTTATGCACTTGTGTAGAGCAAGAAAACTAAATCCTTTTGTAAAAGAAGTGTATTTAATAAAATACGGAACTCAACCAGCCGCAATGGTTGTATCAAGAGACGCATTAGAAAAAAGAGCAATCAAGCATAAGGACTACAACGGTAAAAAGACAGGGCTATGGATTTTAAAAAAAGATACAGGGGAATTAGAAAAAAGAGATGGAACAATTTATGTTAAAAGCAAAGAGGAAATAATTGGTGCTTGGTGTACAGTTTACCGAAAAAACTGGGAAAATCCAGTAACAGTAGAAGTGAATTTTGATGAATACGTGCAAAAGAAAAGTGATGGGAAACCTAATACAAATTGGGAAAATAAACCAGTCACAATGATAACCAAAGTCGCAAAGGCTCAAGCATTAAGAGAAGCGTTTATTGAAGACCTTGACGGAATGTATGAAGCAGAGGAAATAGGCGTAAACGAAAGCGAATTAGACAATACGCCTATTCAAGTAAATGAAAATGAAACTTATGATAAAAGCAATATTGATGACGCTGAAATTGTTGAAGAAAATGAAGATGACGGAAATCCATTTGAATAAAAAGCAAGGGTTAATTGAGGGTACTTTGAAACAAAACAGGAGGATTAAAATGGAAAAAGAAGATGTATTGGAAATAAAATTTATTCCCGTCTGGGATAGATGGGCTTGAAGAATTACTAAGCAGGATGAGGAAGTTTTTCCAAGAGACAACTTTTATGATGACGCTTTGGGTGTATACTGTAACGGCAATCCTGAGTTTATAAAGGGAAGGAACGACTTATTTATATTAAGTGATGAATCGGATTCTGAAATAGGCATAAATATTTGTGATGAAGAGGAAAAGAAAATGATTGAGGAAAAAGTTAGATTAATAAATAAAAAATACGGAAAAAGTTGGAGAGCTGAAAAAAGCGGAAAGTATTACTGTATTGACAGCACCTTTGATATTGATGCAAAATATGAAAATTTTAAGGATGAGGATGAGGAAAGATACACTTTTGGAAACTACTTTAAAACAGAAAAAGAAACAGAGAAGTATGCAGAATATATGAAAAAATGTAGCCTTGAATGGCACGAGAAGAGGGAGAATGAATAATGAGTTGGAAATGTAAAAAATGTGGATGTGAATATTTCAATATAGATTGTGAAATAACTTATCATCAAGCTGAATTAGATGAACGTGGAGAGATAGATGATTATAAACTTTCTAACAAAGAAACTCTTCAATATGTATGTTTTGAATGTAATAATTCGAGTGAAAATTTAGAAGAAATAGCTAGTTGGGAGGACGAATAATGAGAGAAATAAAATTTAGAGTATTAATAGATAATAAAATATATTATCAAGATAAATACGAATCCTACGGCGACAATTTAGCTTCTATCGACATTTGTAAAGAGACAATAACAATTACTAGCTTTTACAATTACGAAGATGTATATAGATTTGAGGACGAAGAAGTGAAATTAATGCAGTATACAGGAGTAAAAGATAAAAATGGTAAAGAAATTTATGAGGGGGATATTGTAATACTCAACGACACTGAAGAAGAAAATAGATGTGTCGTTAAATATAAATATGGCAGTTACATATTAGTAGACGGAGATTTGAGAGAAAATTTATCGAACGTGGAAGACAAATTTTTAGAAGTTGTTGGAAACATTTATGAAAACAAAAACTTGTTGGAGGAAAACAATTGATAAAATATGCCGAAATATATAAAATCAAAATTGAAAATGAAATAAGATATGCAGCAAAAATGTATGTCACTTATAGAGACGAAATGATAGATAGTTTTAGTAGCAATTATTTAGAAAAAGTTGTTGAATATTTAATAAGTAAAGAATACGTTATAACAAATTACTTTGATATGACGGAAATGGAGGGATAACAATGAAACACAAGGAAGAAATATTAAAATTATTATACAAAATTAAAGCAGAACAGGATAAAAGGAGAGCATAGATGAAAGCAATTATATATGCAAGAGTTAGTACAGAAATGCAGGAAGAGGGGCGTTCACTTGAGTTTCAGATAAGAAAATGCGAAGACTTTTGTAAAATGAACGGTTACAAGCTCAAGGAAGTTATACAGGATGTAGAAAGCGGAGGTAACGATAATCGTGAGGGCTTTCTTAAATTACAACAGGAAATCAAAAAGAAGTCATTTGATGTGCTTGTAGTTTATGAGAGTTCCCGTATCTCCCGTATAACTTTAACAATGCTGAATTTTGTTTTAGAGTTGCAAAAGAGCAATATAAAATTTGTATCTATTTCACAGGCGGAAATAAATACAACAACTGCTACTGGTATGTTATTCTTTCAAATATTTGCTGTACTAGCGGATTACGAAAGAAAACAAATATCAATGAGGGTAAAGTCAAATAAATGGGCTAGAGCCAAAGCTGGGATATGGCAAGGCGGAAATATCCCAATTGGTTATAAAAAAGACGAACATAATAATATTGTAATAGATCCTGAAACATCAGAAGATGTAATAAGTATTTTCAATACATATTTAAATACTAAAAGCATTTCTGAAACAGCAAATATATTTAACAGAAATATTTCATCTATTAAATGGATTTTGCAAAATGAATTCTACATTGGTAATCTTATGTATGGGAGAAAAGAAAACAATATTAATACTGGCGAGGTTAAAATAAATAAAGAGATAACGATATTTAAAGGAAACCACGAAGCATTGATAAGTGAAGATGTTTTTAGAGAAGTGCGACAGCAAATGTTATTTAAGCAACGTGTAATACGTAAAGAAGGTAAATTTTTATTTACAGGCATACTAGAATGTACCTGTGGTGGTAAAATGTTTAAGAATGGCCTTAATTACAGGTGCGATAAATGTAAAAAGGCAATTTCTATGAATAAGGCTGAAAAATTTATAATACATAAACTACTAAATTTAAAAGAACTGGAGTTTTTGAACGAAAAGCCTAACTTAGAAAAGTATAAAAAAGATAGAGAAAATATAGACAAGCAAATTAAAAAAATAGATAAAGAAAGAACTAAATATTTAGAATTATTTGCAAAAGAATTGATAAATGAATTTGAATTAAATGATAAACTTGAGGAATTGAAAAATAGAAAACGAGTTTTTGAAGATTCCTTGAATGATATTGATAGAATAATAAAAGATAAAACTATAAGTGAAGAAAAATTGGACAATATAAAAATTTTAAAAGAAGTATTAGAAAATATGGATGAAACAGATAGGTATGATTTGTTTTTGGTGTTCAGAATGTTAATAAAAAGGGTGAAAATAAAAAAATACCAACCTTTAGAAGTGCTGATATTACTGAACTAA